CCCTGAAAAACTCGAGTGTGTTCAGAAATCAGATGCCAAGGCTGCGATAGAAACTATTCAGAAGGCATCGGAGTCATCGAAGTTTACAGAAAAGATGTTGAACGCAATGGGTGTCTATAAGTATCTCGTTGATGAAAACAAGAGTAAGAGAATCAAACAAGTCTATTGGGGATATCGTGCGAAACCAAAGGGTGTTCCAAAGAACCATCCAGGCGATATCTTTGTTGAGTTCATTGATGGCGAGATGTTAGGTGTATCACTGAAGGCGGGTGGTAAGAAAACCAAAGAACCTAAACTGAATACCTATGTCAATCCCATCTTCACTGCTTTCAAAGATAACGGTGTAAATAAACTTAGAGTAGAACTTCATAATAAAGTGTATTCCAAGATTGAAGGAATGCCTGATGCCCGTTCCTATGATGGTTCGAAGAGACGCGATACGGCAAAAGCTTTGATTGATTTATCTAAGAAAGACAACAGGAAATATGAACAATTGTATGACCAACACCTAGAGATTTGTCGTAGTGCGGTCATCGACCTTTTCAATAAAAATAAAGACAAGACACTTGATTATATTCGTTCAGAGATTTTGCGTGATGCTCCTGATGTTCCTACCAAAGTAATCAAAGCAGTGAAGGATGACTTTGAAGAAATCACTGCAAACGATGAACTAGGTGTATTCCTTCCAAGTGTTAAGTTCATCAAGGCATACGCATCTAAATCATCAAAACAAAATTGGTTTCTTGAATTGAAATCGAGAGATGAAACAATCACAATGGAAATGTCCATAAGAACAAATAAAGCGGGTAATGCTGGCGCGAAGAAACTGGGACAGTTCTTTAATCTCGCAGTTAAATATAATTCTCTAAAGGTTGGACGATGACCACGATACTTCACCTCCCAGATTTTCTTTACGAACAGAAGAATACTCACATGACTCATATCGAGGACAAGGTTCTCTATGGTGGTGTGAACGGAACTCGTCAGGCAATCAATGCATTGCGTGAACTTCGTGACATGCTTGCAGGTCAGACCAGTTCGAAACTGTCGGTCAAGTGGGACGGTGCGCCTGCAATCTTTTGTGGTCAAGACCCACGCGATGGTGAGTTCTTCGTTGCGAAGAAAGGTATCTTTGCCAAGAACCCGAAGGTCTACAAGACCAATGCAGAGATTGACGCAGAGATGTCAGGTGACCTTGCAGACAAGATGAAGGCCGCACTTCGTTACCTACCTGAACTGGGCATCAAGGGTGTCATTCAGGGAGACTTCCTATTCTCAAAAGCAGACCTAAAGAATGAAACGATTGACGGTCAGAAGTATACAACCTTCCACCCCAATACAATCATATACGCAGTCCCATACGAACAGGCAGAAGCAGTTCGCAAAGCGCAAATCGGAATCGTCTGGCACACAACCTACAACGGAAAAGACTTTGAAAGCATGAAGGCATCCTACGGTGTTGATGTGTCGAAGTTCAAACAGTCCAAGAATGTATACTCTGCTGATGCGATGTTACGCGAAACTGGTGGTGCGACAATGAACAAGAAAGAGACCGCCGAGGTGACCAAGTATTTGTCAACGGCTGGTAAACTGTTCAACAGTATCGCGGGTTCGACCTTGCGTGAACTGGAGAAGAACCAAGAACTCGCACGATTGATTGAACAATACAATAACACCTTCGTGCGTGAGGGTCAGGTCATTCCGAATAGTAACAGACATGTCACGGGTCTCATCAATTGGATTAACACCAAATTCAAAGCAGAGATGGACAAACGTAAATCAGAGAAGGGTCGCATGGTTCAACAAGCAAAGTTGGATGAAATCATGAAGTTCTTCTCTACACGGAACAAAAAATCTCTTGTAAATATGTTTGATTTACAGAAAAATATTGTATTAGCAAAACTAATTCTTATAAATAAACTTAATAGTATTGCAAACTATGATGCATTTGTGCAAACCAAAAAAGGTTATAAGGTTCGCACTGGTGCAGAGGGTTTTGTTGCTATTGATAAATTAGGTGGTGATGCGGTCAAGTTGGTTGACCGCTTAGAATTTTCGTATAACAACTTCAGTCCAGATATACTGAAGGGATGGGACAAACCAAAGAGGTAGTAAGATGGCTAAACCAATGAGCCTGAAAACTTTTATCAACGTTGACTACACCCAAACGGGTGACCCTCAACAGGCATATAACGCAAAGAAACGTAAGCGTGATATAGGTGCAGGAACGGATGCAGAGTATTCTTCCACCCATGCGCCTATAGAGACAGAAGCACTCACTGTCCAACAACGCCGTAAACTGGCAAGAAATCTCAAGAAGAATAAAGCGAAGATTGCGCGAGGACGTAAGATTGCAGCACGCCGTGTTGCGAATATGGATACGTTAAAGAAACGCGCTCGCCGTCAGGCTCGTAAGGCAATCGTCAAGAAGATTACTAAGGGTATAGATAAGTCTGAGTTGTCAGTAGCTCGCCGCGCAGAGATTGAGAAGCGTGTAGGTAAAATGGGTTCACGCATTGACAGAATCGCGAAGAAACTTCTTCCAACGGTTCGTAAGTCAGAACTCGCAAGAAAAAGAGGCGCAAAGAAGAGTGATTAAGAATTTCAGTCAATATTTGGTAGAAGAAGAACGCGAAGTCTTCTTTACGTTTGGTCGGATGAATCCGCCAACGATTGGTCATGGCAAACTGATTGACGCTTTGGTCAAGAAGTCTAAGGGTGCAGACTATAAGATTTATGTGTCGCAGTCCCAAGACGCAAAGAAAAACCCTCTGTCATACTCAGACAAAATCAAACACCTACGCAAGATGTTCCCAAAGAATGGTCGTAACATTATCGTAGACAAGAATTGTAAGAATGCACTTGATATTGCAACCAAGTTGTATGATGCAGGATATAAGAGAATCACGATGGTTGTCGGTGGTGACCAGATAAGAACCTTTGATGTCCTGTTGAACAAATACAATGGTAAGAAATCACGTCACGGGTTCTATAACTTTGAATCAATTGATGTTGTATCCGCTGGTAGACGCGACCCAGATGCCGAAGGTGTCGAGGGTATGTCTGCAAGTAAGATGCGTCAAGCTGTATCCGACAACGACTATCAAGTATTCTCACAGGGTATTCCAAAGTCTATGTCCGACAAGGACACTCGCAGACTCTTCAACGATGTTCGTAAGGGTATGGGTCTGAAAGAGGAACGTTCATTCAAACGCCACATCGACTTGGGTAAACTGGATGATACTCGTGAGGCATATGTCTCTGGTGAGTTGTTTGAGATTGGTGATACTGTTGTTGTCAAAGAAAGTGATGAAGTCGGTATCGTATCTGTTCTGGGTGCGAACTATGTCATTGTTGAATGTGGTGAGAAGAAACTTCGTAAGTGGTTAGACGCAGTAGAACTGGTTGAGAAGAAAGCACCTCAAGACCCTGAGATTGGAAAAGATGTCAAGGGGACACAACCTAAGAAGTATTATGCGAAGGATGCGGAAGGTGATGATATGTCTGTCGCGACCAAGAAGAAACGCGCCGCACACTTCAAGAAAGGCACTGCAAAAGACGATGATGATGCGTCTGCATATAAACCAGCGCCAGGCGATAAGGGTGCGAAGACCAAACCATCTAAGTATACCAAGTCATTTAAGGCAATGTATGGTGAGTCTGGTGCAGGCGAAGAAGGCACAGACAAACTAGTCAAGAAGTATAAGAAGGATACACCAATGGAAGGTGTAGACGAAAAGTTCTTTGGTAAGACTGGTGCATTCGGTGACAAGTCTATCGGCGGAACTTTGATGCCAGCATTTGACCGTTGGATGGATAAGAAGGTCTATAACAAAAAGAAATATGAGAAAGCGGTTCGGGGTTACCTGAACTGGAGACGCAAGAACCCGAAAGCGGGTTCAACTGGTGCGTTTGACTATCTGCGTAAGATGGGTGTTGAACGTCCTCGTCTCGTCATCGACTTCATGCAAGACATGATAAAAAAAGGTAAACTACCAAAACATCTGAGTTTTGATAAACCACGAACAGGTAAATCGAAAACAGTCTTCCCTAGTCAAGACTTTCGTGGTGTTCGCGCTCAGAAAGAAGATGCTGTCAAACAGGCAAGAACAACCATCGATAGAGAAAAAGAACAAGATAAGAAAAAGCATGACCGTATGCTTGACCGTGCAAGACTTGTAAAAGCAAAGAACAAGAATCGAGAAACAAAATGATTAAGTTTAGTCAATTCATCACTGAGGCTGATAAAGCACTCACAAAGAAAGCAGAGAAGTCTGGTATCTCATACGGAACACTCAAGAAGGTCTATGACCGTGGTGTTGCTGCATGGAAAACTGGACACAGGCCAGGCACTACTCCATCACAGTGGGGATATGCACGGGTCAATGCATTCATTGTGAAGAAGAAAAAAGGTGGATTGAACCACGATAAGGATTTAGCATAATGTCACTTTGGGATAACATCAACAAAAAGAGACAACGAATCAAACAAGGTTCGGGTGAGAAGATGAGAAAAAAGGGTGACAAGGGCGCACCGACTCCAGACCAAATAAAAAGAGCAAAAGGCGAAGACATGGAAGAAGGTAAGATAAATCAAATGCAAGTTCGTAGACAGGACATGGCAAAACTTGCTGGGTTATATTCCAAAGCAATGAAAGCAATCCCTGGCTCACCAGAACAAAAGAAAATCAAGAAACAGATTGACCAGTATCGTAGAGAACTGGGTATGAACGAATCTGTCAACGAAATTCGCCAACCCCTTACTGTTCCAAAAAGTCTTGCGAAATATGTTGTCTATAAAAAAACAGGTATTGGTAAAATCAAGCAAGTCGCACATCTTAGAGCGATGCCAAAAGGTAAAGAGTTAGATAGAGTTCTCGACAAGTATGATGCCGATGGTGTCATAGCGATGTCTAAAATCCAAAGAAACAAAATGACAGTTGAAGCAGTCTCTCCTGCACAACAAGCCGCTATCGCTATCTCAAAGAAAGAGAAGGGTGAGAAACCTGAAATCAAAGAAGCAACTGTTGTGGATTATATCCTCGCTGGCATATATGTCACAGGGATGATGGGTGGTTTGGCATTTATAATGGGTTATACGGCATATGATGTCTATCAAAGCGATTACCGTGGTCGCGGATTAGACAAAAAATTGAGACAAAAATTCAGTGATTTGAAAGCAAAACTTAAAAACAAGAATTATAAACCTTCTAAAAAAGATATTGAAACTGCAAAAGAATTAGGGAAAGAAGTTAAGAAAAAAGACCCTAGTG